GAATTCCGAGTGGTTACTATTCCATCACCATTCTAGCCTGTACACAGAAAGTCAAGATGGACGAATCGCTCGACTTCGCTCGCGATTCGTCGAAGGCGGGGGGCCGGAGGCCCCCCGGTGGCCCCCCTCCAACGAGTGGAGCACGTACAGGGGGGTACGTCATCCGTACAGGGGGGTACGTCATCCGTACAGGGGGGTACGTCACAAAGAGGCGTTCCCGTACAGGGGGGTACGTCACGCGTACAGGGGGGTACGTCACAGCCAATCAAAAGCTGCCACGTTGCGAAAGTGACGTTTCGAAAATGGGCGGCGCAAGCCTCTCTATATATTGAGCGCACATACCGGTCGGCAGTAGGTATACGCAAGGCGGTCCGGGTGGATGCACGGGAACGGCGGACAACCGGCCGCTGGGGGCAGTGAATCGGCGCTTAGCCGAGAGGGGCAACCTGGGCCCAGCGGAGCCGCGCAGGGGCAAGTAATTTCAAATGAACGCTCTCCAAGAAGATACTCCACCCGGACCATCAACGGTGTTCAGGCCACCAACAAGTTCACGGCCGTTGGAAACCCCTCACTGCAGAGAGATCCGGATTGGTATCGCTGGAATTACAATCACTCTATCGCTGTGTGGCTGCGCGAATGCTCGCGCTCCCACGCTAAGATCTGCAACTGCGGACAATTCAGAAAGCACTGGTTTCAAGAATGTGCCGGACTTGAGGACCGATCAACCCAAGCCTCCCTCGAAGAAGCGATCCTGCGACCCCTCCGAGTACAGGGTAAGCGAGCTAAAAGAAAGCTTGATTACCACTACTCCCAGCCGACCCCGAACCGCAAAAAGGCGTATAAGACTGTAAGATGGCAAGACGAGCTCGCAGACCGAGAGGCCGATTTTACTCCTTCAGAAGAGGACGGTGGCACCACCTCAAGCGACTTCGACGAAGATATAAATTTCGACATCGGAGGAGACAGCGGTATCGTAGACGAGCTTTTAGGAAGGCCTTTCACAACCCCCGCCCCGGTACGTATAGTGTGAGGCTGCCGAACCCCCAATCTACTATGACTATCCGCTTCCAAGGGGTCATCTTTCTCACGGAAGGACTCATTCTGCCTAAAAACAGCACAGCGGGGGGCTATGCAGACCACATGTACGGGGCGAGAGTCGCCAAGATCTCTGTGAACCTGAAAGAGTTCCTGCTAGCCTCAATGAACCTGACATACGTGAGCAAAATCGGAGGCCCCATCGCCGGTGAGTTGATTGCGGACGGGTCTAAATCACAAGCCGCGGACAATTGGCCTAATTGCTGGCTGCCGCTAGATAATAACGTGCCCTCCGCTACACCATCGGCATGGTGGAGATGGGCCTTAATGATGATGCAGCCCACGGACTCTTGCCGGTTCTTTAATCACCCAAAGCAGATGACCCTGCAAGACATGGGTCGCATGTTTGGGGGCTGGCACCTGTTCCGACACATTGAAACCCGCTTTCAGCTCCTTGCCACTAAGAATGAGGGATCCTTCAGCCCCGTGGCGAGTCTTCTCTCCCAGGGAGAGTACCTCACGCGTCGGGACGATGTTAAGTACAGCAGCGATCACCAGAACCGGTGGCAAAAAGGCGGACAACCGATGACGGGGGGCATTGCTTATGCGACCGGGAAAATGAGACCCGACGAGCAACAGTACCCTGCTATGCCCCCAGACCCCCCGATCATCACCGCTACTACAGCGCAAGGCACGCAAGTCCGCTGCATGAATAGCACGCAAGCTTGGTGGTCATGGGACACATATATGAGCTTTGCAACACTCACAGCACTCGGTGCACAATGGTCTTTTCCTCCAGGGCAACGTTCAGTTTCTAGACGGTCCTTCAACCACCACAAGGCGAGAGGAGCCGGGGACCCCAAGGGCCAGAGATGGCACACGCTGGTGCCGCTCGGCACGGAGACCATCACCGACAGCTACATGTCAGCACCCGCATCAGAGCTGGACACTAATTTCTTTACGCTTTACGTAGCGCAAGGCACAAATAAGTCGCAACAGTACAAGTTCGGCACAGCTACATACGCGCTAAAGGAGCCGGTAATGAAGAGCGATGCATGGGCAGTGGTACGCGTCCAGTCGGTCTGGCAGCTGGGTAACAGGCAGAGGCCATACCCATGGGACGTCAACTGGGCGAACAGCACCATGTACTGGGGGACGCAGCCCTGAAAAGGGGGGGGGGCTAAAGCCCCCCCCCCTTAAACCCCCCCCTGGGGGGGATTCCCCCCCAGACCCCCCCTTTATATAGCACTCAATAAACGCAGAAAATAGATTTATCGCACTATC